GAAACAATTACAGAGAACGGTGTTACTACTACTTGGAAACAAGGAAGTAACTTTCTTATAGTTCCTGAAACAGTTATATCTGTTGTCAATGTATTTCCTTTATCAGATAGAGCAAATCTAAATATATTTGATGTTAAGTATCAACTAAGATTAAATGACCTGTATGATTTTTCATCTACAAGTATTGTTCACTATGAAATGACAATGAAACATTTAGATTTCTTAGATCATGTATTAGTTGGTGAAAAACCAATGAGATTCAATCATCTATCAAATAAATTATTTCTTGATATGGATTGGAAAAATGATATCACAGCAGGCGAGTTTTTAATCTTTGAAGTTTTTAGAAGATTAGATCCTGCAACAAGTACAGATATGTTTGATGATCTTTATTTAAAGAGATACACGACAGCATTAATCAAAAGACAATGGGGACAAAACCTGTCTAAATTTAACGGTACAGCAATGTTAGGTGGAGTTACACTTAACGGACCTGAATTATTTTCTACAGCAATAGCAGAACAACAAAAACTTGAAGAAGAAATAAGATTAAATTATGAAGAACCTGCACATATGCAACAAGGATAAAAACTAAATGCCAACTAACGTTTATTTCAGCACTGGCACAACGTCTGAGCAAAAACTATATGAAGATTTAATTATAGAACAGCTTAAGATATATGGTCAAGATGTTTATTACCTACCGAGAAAGATAGCAAATAAAGATACTATCTTCGGTGAGGACCCTGCTTCATCTTTTGATGACTCGTACATTATAGAAATGTATGTTGACAACACAGATGGTTACATGGGTGAGCAAGAGATAATCAAAAAGTTTGGTTTAGAATTAAGAGATGATATTAAGTTTACTGTATCTAAATTGAGATGGGAAACTTTAGTATCTAACAATAGTGATTTACAGAATACAACTAGACCTAACGAAGGTGATTTAGTTTATTTCCCTACAACAAAAGCATTCTTTGAGATACAGTTTGTTGAACACGAACAACCTTTCTATCAACAAAGTGCTTTACCTGTTTACAAATTATCTTGTACTAAATGGGAATACAGTTCTGAAAGAATTGATACAGGTATTACAGAAATTGACGCTACTGAGGACGCTCTATCAACTGATACAATGAACTTCCAATTTAGTTTAGAAACTGGTACATCTGCTTCAGGTGCCATTACACTAGAGAGTGATATAGGTGATAATAATTATCTTATCAATGAGAGCTTTACAATGGCAACACAACAACCTGTGGATCAAGGAAAAGCATTTGAAACTGCTGCAGGTACAAATACATCATCAACAGAAGATGACATATTAGATTTCAGCGAAAGAAATCCTTTTGGAGAAGTTGATGATTATTAAATATATATTATTAAAAATCAATCACTACTCAACTGCATTGACAAGTTGGTCATGGCAGAAACTATGGGGTGATAGAAAAAAAGGATATGGGTATAAAAATTATGGAAAGAGATAGACATAGACAATTGAACGAACATGCTAAAGAAGTAAACAAGCATAAAAAAGAAATGCAACTATCAAGAAGTTTAAAAACAGAAGTAGTAGCTGGTGCAAATGGCACACAGAAATATATAATTAAAGAAGGACCTAATAAAGGTAAGATAGCAGATAAAGGACAATAATGTTTGGACAACACTTCTACCATAAATCAATAAGAAATACTGTAATTGCTTTCGGTACGATATTTAATAATATCAATATCAAGAGATTGGATTCTAGCGGGAATCCTTTACAGACAGTTAGAGTGCCTTTATCATATGCACCTAAAGAAAAGTTTATTGCAAGACTAGATCAAAATGCAAACTTAACTGGATCGGATTCAAGTGTGGCGATTACTCTACCTCGTATGTCCTTTGATGTGAACAGTTATAGTTATGATCCTTCTCGTAAGTTAAATAAGAATCAAAAAGTAAGTGTTGCTAAAAATGCTACTGGAGATGAGAAAAGAGTATTTACTCAACATTCTCCTGTGCCTTATGACGTAGGTTTTGAATTAAATGTATTTACTGCAACCTCAGATGACGGTTTACAAATCATAGAACAAATACTACCATACTTTCAACCAGACTATACAGTAACTATGATTATTGATAAAGATATTATGGATACAAAAAGAGATATTCCTTTCATATTAGAAAGTGTTGATTATGAAGATAGTTATCAAGGTGCATTAACAGATAGAAGAAGAATTATCTACACACTAAAATTTACTGCAAAGATATATCTATATGGTCCAATAGGATCAAGTGCTATCATAAGAAAATCCTCAGTTGACTTATACGATAATTTAGCAACTGGCGATACATCACAAGGTGGTACAGGACCATCTCGTAGTGAAAGAGTTACGGTTACACCTAATCCAACAAGTGCCGACAAAGATGATGTCTATACATACACAGACACACTAGAGTTTTTTAATGATGGCTTAAATTATGATGAGTCAACTGGAGAAGATAAATAATAACAGAAGGTTTTTAAAATGAGTAATATTGACGATAAGTTAAATGAAGTACTAAACATCGCCGAAGAAGTACTAGAATCAAAAGAAGAAAAGAATCCTTTAGAGATAGTAAAAGATAAACCTGTTCCTGTAGTCATACCAGAAGGTGATGATGTAGAAACAGATTTTGAAACTGGTAGAGGTGAACTTTATAGGTTACTAGAAAAAGGTAACGAGGCAATAGACGGTATACTATCACTTGCAAAAGAAGGTGAGCATCCTCGTGCATATGAAGTGGCAGGTCAGTTAATCAAAACTCAAAGTGAACTTGCACAGAATCTATTAGACTTACAAGATAAACTTAAAAAGATTAAAGATGTTAAGGGCGAAGGTCCTAAGAACGTCACTAATGCTTTATTTGTAGGATCAACAACTGAACTACAAAAAATGATAAAGAATAACAAAAATAAAAAATAATGGGAACTTTAGACCAATACTTAGGTAATCCAAATCTAAAAAAGGCACACACTAAATCACGATTTACTCCTAAACAAGTAGATGAAGTGATGAAGTGTCTTGGAGATCCTAAATATTTTATAGAAAACTATTTAAAAATTGTCACAATTGATAAAGGTCTTGTGCCTTTTGAGATGTATGACTTTCAGCGGAACATGGTAGATACTTTTCACGACAATAGGTTTACAATATGTAAATTACCTAGACAGAGTGGTAAGTCAACTATCATTGTATCCTACCTCTTACATTACGTTTTGTTTAATGATAATGTAAACGTTGCAATACTGGCCAACAAATCTTCTACGGCGAGAGATTTACTAGGTCGATTGCAACTTGCTTACGAACACTTGCCTAAATGGATGCAACAAGGCGTTCTCAACTGGAATAAAGGATCACTCGAACTAGAAAACGGAAGTAGAATCGTTGCGGCTTCAACTTCATCAAGTGCTGTTCGAGGTAGTACCTTTAATATAATATTCTTAGATGAGTTTGCCTATGTACCCAATAACATCGCCGAAGAATTTTTTAGTTCTGTATATCCTACAATATCATCTGGTAAATCTTCAAAGGTTATGATTGTATCTACACCTCACGGAATGAATATGTTTTATAAGATGTGGATGGATGCTGTCAATAAGAAAAGTACTTTTGTTCCTGTTGAAGTACATTGGTCAGAAGTGCCAGGTAGAGATGAAGAATGGAAAGAACAAACAATTAAAAATACAAGTGAGGCACAGTTTCAGACCGAGTTTGAATGTGAGTTCTTAGGTAGTGTTGATACACTTATCAATGCACAGAAACTTAAAGCAATGGCTGTTATAGACCCTAGAAGAAGTCCTCAAGGATTAGATGTATATGAAATGCCTATCAAAGATCATACATACGTCATCACAGTAGACGTAGCAAGGGGTGTACAGAACGATTATTCTGCTTTCATAGTTGTCGACTCAACACAGGCGCCATATAAGATTGTCGCAAAGTATAGAAACAATGAAATTAAACCTATCGTGTTTCCTAACATATTAAAGAAAGTAGCAGAACATTATAACAAGGCATATGTTCTAATAGAGATTAATGATCTAGGTCAACAAGTGGCAGACGCAATGCAATTTGAACTTGAATACGATAACATGATGATGGTTACACAACGAGGTAGAGCAGGTCAAGTATTGGGTGGAGGATTTAGTGGTCGTGGTAATCAATTAGGTATACGAATGACTAAAGGTACTAAAAAAATCGGAACTTCAAATCTGAAAAGTTTGATAGAAGGTGATAAGTTAATCATTAATGACTTTGATATTATCTCAGAATTATCAACGTTTATATCAAAAGGAAAATCTTTTGAGGCTGAAACGGGTTCGCATGATGATTTAGTAATGTGTCTAGTTATCTTTTCTTGGCTTGCCAATCAGAGATACTTTAAAGAATTAACGAATATAGACGTAAGAGGTCAAATGTTTACAGATCAAAAGAACGCAATTGAGGCAGACATGGCACCCTTTGGTTTTATAGATAATGGATTAGACGATCCTGAAGGAAAAGATGGTTATTTTGATGACGCAGGTGTATTATGGCAACCTGTCACTTATCGTAAGGGCGAATAGTACAGATTTTAATACATATAAATATCTGTATAAAAGGGTTATAACTAATAAAGATTAAACTTAATATTAAGGAGAACTAATATGGCTTTTCAAGTATCACCAGGTGTTAATGTTACTGAAAAGGATTTAACGAATATCGTACCAGCTGTTTCTACAAGCTCGGGCGGAATCGTTATTACAGCAGAAAAAGGACCGATTGATGAGATCACTACTATTTCATCTGAGCAAGAGTTAGCTGATAATTTTGGGAAACCAAATGCTGATAACTTTGAAGAATGGTTCTGTGCTGCTAACTTTTTAGGTTACGGAAACAATCTGAAGGTAGTAAGACCAATAACTGGAGTGGTGAATGCCATTTCAACTGGTACTGCTCTCTTAATTAAAAATACTACTGACTACTTAGATAATTATTTAACTGCTACAGGTGCTGGAACTGTTTCAAATATAGGACCATACGCTGCAAGAGAAGCTGGAACATTAGGAAATAGTTTAAAGATTTCTAAGTGTACTAACTCAACTGCTTTTGGACCACACTCAATGAGTGGTAATCTAGTTGCTGACGCTTCTGCTGCTATCGGAGATACATCAATAAGTGTTGATGATGGATCTGAAATGCAAGTAGGCGATCTTTTAGAATTTGGAGATGCTTCTGGTTTCACAGATACACCTTCAGGATTCTATTACAAAATAACTGCAATATCATCAAACTTACTTACAATCGCAAGATACAATCCTGCTTTAAATAATACTGAACTTGGTGGATTAAGACACGCTGTTGTTGATAACGCTGTAATGAGAAGACATTGGGAATTTTATTTCAACTTTGCAAACGCTCCAACAACAACAGATGATGTTCTTGCTGCTGGCGGTTCATTAGATGAAATGCATATTGCAGTAATAGATGAAGATGGTGGAATTACAGGAGCTGCTGGTACTGTACTAGAAACTTTTGAAGGTGTTTCACAAGCAACAGACGCTAAAACTGCTGAAGGTTCTTCAAACTACTACCCAAATGTAATCTATGCTAAATCTAAATTTATTTATTGGATAGATCACCTTGCTACTTTATCAGACGGTCTTGCTAAAACAGGAACAACTTTTGATAATACAGTTGGAGATGCATTTATAGTATCTTCTACTTCACTTGCAAGTGGTACAGATGACTTTGCTGCTACTAACGGTGAGATTGCTGCTGCATACGAAAAATTTAATGATACTGACCAAGTAGATTTAAGTTTACTATTATGTGGACCATCTCAAACTTCTGCTGACGCTACAGGAAGTACAAAGGCAATTGCTGTTATGGATATCGCAACAGCTAGAAAAGACTGTGTTGCTTTCATATCACCTGCTAGATCAGATGTAGTAGATGTTTCAAATGCAATTGTACAAGCTGCCAATGTTAAAGCATTTGCTGAAGCTTTGCCTTCAACAAGTTATGCTGTGATTGATAGTGGATACAAATATATGTACGACAGATACAATGACGTTTTTAGATTCGTTCCTTTGAACGGAGATATTGCTGGTCTTTGTGCTAGAACTGACAACGTTGCAGACGCATGGTTTTCACCAGGCGGATTCAACAGAGGTCAAATTAGAGGTGCTGTTAAATTAGCATTCAATCCTAACCAAACTCAAAGAGATGAATTATACAAGGCAAGAGTAAATCCTGTAACTTCATTCCCTGGACAAGGTACTGTATTGTTTGGTGATAAAACTGCTCAATCTAAACCTAGTGCTTTTGACAGAATAAATGTTAGAAGATTGTTTATCGTATTAGAAAAGGCTGTTTCTACTGCCGCTAAATTTCAACTATTTGAATTCAATGACGAATTCACTAGAGCACAATTTAGAAATCTAGTAGAACCTTTCCTAAGAGATGTACAAGGTCGTAGAGGGATCACAGACTTTTCAGTAGTTTGTGACGATACAAATAATACTGGAGATGTTATCGATAGAAATGAGTTCAGAGCTGATATTTATATCAAACCTGCACGTTCTATTAATTTCATCCAACTTAACTTTATTGCTACAAGAACTGGCGTTGCCTTTTCTGAAGTAGCAGGATCTTAATAGAGAGGAGATAAAATACAATGCCAAATATAAATGACTTCAAATCTCGTTTAAGAGGTGGTGGGGCAAGAGCCAATCAGTTTAAGGTAACTTTACCTTTTCCTGGTTACGCTGCTGTAGGTGGTGAAACATCTGATCTTGCTTTTCTATGTACTGCAACTGCGATACCTGGACAAACGATAGGTACTGTACCTGTTGATTTCAGAGGAAGAAAACTGCAACTTGCTGGAGATAGAACTTTCGAACCGTGGACAATTACTGTATTAAATGATACAGACTTTAAATTGTACAGAGCGTTTGAAAGATGGATGAATGGTATAAACAATATGACTGACAACGAAGGTATCACAAATCCTGCTGATTACCAAGTTGATGGTTTCATTGACCATTTAGACAGAAACGGATCAACTCTAAAGTCTTATACTTACAGAGGATTGTTTCCAACTGCTCTCGCTAGTATTGCTTTAGATTACAGTACGAATGACGCAATCGAGAAATTTGATGTGACATTCCAAATCCAATACTTCGAAACGGATACGACTACATAATATACTAACTAAGTTAAATCGAAAAGGAAAATTATAATATGGTTAAACTACTTGGATTCGAGATAACAAGAAAAGATAATGATCTGGAGAAGCCGGCGACTGCCAAACAGGCATTCACTATACCTTCTCCAGATGACGGTACAACTACTATATCTGCTGGCGGTTACTTTGGTCAATACTTGGATATGGAAGTTACTGCCAAGAACGACTTTGATTTAATCAAAAGATATCGTGAAGTAAGTCAACACCCTGAGTGTGATACTGCGATTGAAGATATAATCAATGAGGTTATCGTAGCTAATGAAAGAGATTCAGCTGTTTCTTTATCGTTAGATAAACTTGCTATATCGGAAAATATAAAAACAAAAATTAGAGCAGAGTTTGATGAAGTTCTACGACTGTTAAACTTTGACGAAAAAGGTTTCGACATCTTTAAAAGATGGTACATTGATGGAAGAGTTTACTTCCACAAGGTGATCGATCCTACTAGTCCTAGAAAAGGGATTACAGAAATAAGATATATCGATCCTAGAAAGATTAAGAAGGTTCGAGAGATAACTAAGAAAAGAGATTCTAAAGGTAAGGGAATTGAAGTTGTAGAACAAACAGCAGAATGGTTTGTTTACAATGAAAAAGGAATGTCTTCAGCAAACTCAAATGCTGGTATAAAGATATCAACTGATTCAATTACTTATGTCACGTCTGGTGTTGTAGATCAAACTAGAAATATGGTTATGGGTCACTTGCACAAAGCAATCAAACCTGTTAATCAATTAAGAATGATCGAGGACGCTGTTGTCATTTACAGAATAGTAAGGGCACCTGAAAGACGAGTATTCTATGTTGACGTAGGAAATTTACCTAAAGTTAAAGCCGAAGCATATCTAAGAGATGTGATGGCAAGATATAGAAACAAACTTGTTTATGATGCTTCAACTGGTGAAGTAAGAGATGACAGAAAACATATGTCAATGCTTGAAGACTTTTGGTTACCTCGTAGAGAAGGTGCAAAAGGAACTGAAGTAACTACACTACCTGGTGGACAAAATCTAGGTGAGATGACAGATGTTATGTACTTTCAAAAGAAACTTTACAAGGCATTGAATGTACCAATTTCAAGAATGGAATCAGAAGCAGGTTTCAATCTTGGTAAGGCTGCTGAGATAACTAGAGATGAATTGAAGTTTACTAAATTCATTCAGAGATTAAGAAAAAGATTTACACAAGTCTTTAGTGACGTGTTAAAATCACAATTAGTCTTGAAAGGTGTTATCACAATTGAAGATTGGCAGAGAATTCATAGTCATATTCAATATGATTTCTTAAAAGATGGATACTTTGCTGAGTTAAAAGAATCTGAGATTATGAGAGAAAGATTAAGTCTTGCTTCAGAAGTAAGTCCTTATGTAGGTAAATACTATTCAGTTGACTACATAAGAAAGAAAGTATTAAGACAAAGTGATGAAGATATTATTGAAATTGATAATCAGATCGCTGTTGAAATAAAACAAGGTATTATTGCTTCTCCAGAAGGACAAGATATGGAAGACAATGATAATGCCGATATAAATATAGGAGATGAATAATTATGCCAAATGATAATGTAAAAGATATGGTCAATTCACTTGCAGGCGGAGATAATATCAAAGCTCAAGACGCATTTAAGAATGCTTTGTCTGACAAAATAGGACAAGCACTTGATGATAAAAGACAAACAGTTGCTACGGACTGGTTAAATAGTGCTCAAGAACAAGAAGCAATAGAAGACGCTGCAGGATTAGATAATGTTAGTGGTGTAGTTACACCGGGACAAGAAGAACCTGCTGCTGAAGTAGAAATAGATCAAGGTGGAGAAGATGAACCAACTATCGTTCCAGAAGTTTAAAAAAACTCTTACAGAGTTGAAGGAAGATAGTCCTAAGGAAACTGCGGAGTATAAGAAATTATCTCCTGCGGCGAAACAGGCGGTGAAAGATGTATTTACTTTGTTAGGTAATACCAAGGGGGAAATCATTACTAAGGTTGACGGTATTATCAAACAAGTAGCAAAAAAAAGAAACGTTAAAGTGTCTGATATAGAAGATTACTTTGACAACGAAATATTAAATTAAAAGGAATAAAAAATGGCAATTGCAACAAGAACACTCAAAGATACAGTAGTAGAAACTGGTGGCGGTGCGTCAGGTGGTAAGGTTACTATTCTAGTAAACATGGATGATAACACTACTGCTAACTCAAACATATTAGACGCAAGTGGTTTATCAGGACACGCTAATGGTGCAAAACTAGATATCACTAGAGTTTGGTGGAGTTTAGTACAAGGTACTGCTGATGATAATACAGGTCATGTACAGTTACAATTCAAAGGTGCTTCATCTGATACTATCGCACTTCAACTTGCAGGTACAGGACACTATGATGGTACTGCTGGTAAGATTACGAATAACGCAACTAACACGACAGCAACTTCAGGAGATTTAGAGTTAACCGCTCTTGGTACTTCTGGTAGTGTTATTATAGAATTAAGAAAAGACACAGCATTTACTGCTTAATTTTTATGACAATTAAGAATACATTGGTTGTAGATAACACTTCTAAATACATTGTTCAATCAAAAGGTATTGGAAGTGAAACCGATCAAGTATTAGTTGACTCTGATAAACTTGCAAGTGGTAACGATAAATCATTAGTAAGTTTAATAGAATGTTATTATTTAATAGAAGGTACTGGTACATTAACATTAAGTGCCTCTAGTGAAACAAACAATTTGACTTTGACTGGTAAAGGTAAGTATGGTTTACGACCCGATCAATTAAAGTTTGGTAACGATAAACAAATATTATTAACAACTGATTCAAACGTAGAGAGTTATTTGTTAGTGAGTGAATTTAGGAGAAATAACTAATGGCTGACGTAGTAACAAGTCAAACGATTGTAGATACAACCGGCACTAAGACCGTGATGAAGTTTACAAATATCTGTGATGGATCAGGTGAAACTCTTGTGACTAAAATGGATGCAAGTGCTTTGACTTTCATGACCGAAGATGCTAATAGAACGATTGCAAAAATATATTGGGCAATTAATACTACGAATGGTAAATCTGGTGTAGAATTATTGTGGGCAGGTAGTGGTACAAGTTCTGCTAATGCAACAATAGGTTTCTTTTCTGGTCGTGGTTTTCACGATTACAATGTAGCAGGAAATAGTATACCAAATAATGCAACATTAACAAATAATACAAGTCCTGCTGGTGATGTATTAATCTCTACAAAAGGATTTGTTGCAGGAGATAACTATACTATCATAATTGAAGTAAGATAATATGTCAAAAGATAACGCAAGACAGATATTAGAAAGAATTGTAGGTACTAAAAGTAAAAGTCAATTAGCAGATAAATTTAGATTGGCATTTGCAGAAAAGTATAAAATTAAACAAGAAGAAGTTAAACAAGGAATTGTAGATAAAGTTTACAACAAAAACAAGGTGGAGATAACATGAAACTAATAACAGAAACAATAGAAGATATCGAAGTATTAACAGAAGCAAATGCCTCTGGTGTTAAACAATACAAAATTAGAGGTGTCTTTATGCAAGCGGATATTAAGAACCGTAATGGTCGTATCTATCCAGTACAGACTCTTGCCAAAGAAGTTGCTAG